AAGTGATGTTCCAGGACTTTATGAGGCCTTTTTTGATGATCAAGACAAATTTAAAGAATTATATGAAGAAGCAGAGCGTACAGTAACACGAAAGAAAGTTATGCCAGCGGCAGAACTATTTGGACAGTTTATGGAAGAACGCAAAAACACAGGACGCATTTACTTAATGAATGTGGATCATGCAAATACACATGGAGCGTTTAAGCCCGAAGTAGCACCTGTTAAGCAAAGCAATTTATGTTGTGAGATTAATTTGCCTACTAAACCGTTATCTTTTTTCAGTGACGAACAAGGCGAAATTAGTTTATGTACATTAAGTGCAATCAATTGGGGTAACATTAAATCTCCAAAAGATTTTGAACGAGTATGTAGACTTGCAGTGCGTGGACTAGATGAACTGTTGGATTATCAAAAGTATCCAGTATTAGCAGCAGAACTAAGTACAATGAAAAGACGCCCGTTGGGTGTTGGTATTATTAACTTTGCATTTTGGTTAGCAAAGCATGATTTAAACTATCAAGACATTGATAATGATGGATTAGCATTAGTAGACGAATGGGCAGAGGCTTGGAGTTATTACTTAATTAAAGCAAGTGCAGATTTGGCTATTGATAAAGGAAACATTGATGGTATATATGAAACAAAATACGGCGATGGAATTACTCCTAATCAAACATACAAAAAAGAATTAGATGAGCTAGTACCTCACAAAGAAAGACAAGATTGGAAAGGATTGCGTAAACAACTTAAAGCAACAGGTATCCGTAATTCAACTCTAATGGCACTTATGCCTGCTGAAACATCAGCACAAATTAGTAATAGCACAAACGGTATTGAACCGCCTCGTGCATTTGTTAGTGTTAAGCAAAGCAAACACGGAGTACTAAAGCAAGTGGTTCCTGGTTATCCACGCTTAAAGAACAAATATGACCTACTGTGGGACCAGCGTAGTCCAGAAGGTTATTTAAAAATTATGGCAGTATTACAAAAATATATCGATCAAGGTATCAGTGTTAATACAAGCTATAACCCAGAATTCTATGAAGATGAAAAGATACCAATGAGTGTCATGTTACAACATCTTGTAATGTTCTACAAGTATGGTGGTAAGCAATTGTATTACTTTAATACATTTGACGGACAGGGTGAAATTGATTTTGATAAGAAAAATAAAGAAGAACTATTAGGAAGAGATAGTTTTGAATCAGACGGCGAATATGAAGACTACTGTGATAGTTGCACAATTTAAGGAAACACATGAATGACAATTTTAAACACAAAAAATGAAAAATACCACACTGAATGTAATGCATTTCTAGATGGCCAATTAGGCTTTCAACGATATGATACTGTGAAATACAAACAGTTTGATAAACTAACTGATAAACAGTTGGGATTCTTTTGGCGTCCTGAAGAAGTGGATGTTAGTAAAGATTCACAGGATTTTAAAAATCTCACAGAGCATGAACAACATATCTTTACAAGTAATCTCAAAAGACAAATCCTACTAGACAGTGTACAGGGCAGAGCACCAGTAGAAGCATTTGGACCTATTGTAAGTTTACCAGAACTAGAAAACTGGATTATGACTTGGACATTTAGTGAAACAATTCACTCACGCAGTTATACACATATTATTCGTAACATTTATTCTAATCCTACTGTAGTATTTGACGAGCTAATGGACAGTAAAGAAATTACAGACTGTGGTGATGATATTTCAAAATACTATGATGAGCTTATTGAATTATCACAATACTACCAATTGTTAGGTGTAGGTAAACACAAAGTAAACGGTAAAACAGTTGAAGTAGATGAATATGAATTAAAGAAAAAGATTTGGTTAACAATGAATAGTGTTAACATTTTAGAAGGAATTCGTTTCTATGTAAGTTTCGCATGCTCCTGGGCATTTGCAGAACTTAAAAAGATGGAAGGCAATGCTAAGATTATTAAGTTTATTGCCCGTGACGAAAACGTACACTTAGCAAGTACACAGTACTTGTTATCAAAAGTGTTAACAAAAGAAGACCCAGACTTCCTAAAGATTGCAGAAGAATGTAAAGATGAAGTAACACAAATGTTCGTTGATGCAGTTGAACAAGAAAAAGAATGGGCAAACTATTTGTTTAAGGATGGATCAATGATTGGTCTTAATGCACAGTTGTTGAGCGATTACATTGAATGGATTTGTTGTAAGCGTATGATAGGACTTGGCATGAAGTGTCCTTATACAACTTCACAAGCAAACCCACTACCATGGACACAAAAATGGATTAGTGGAGCAGAAGTGCAAGTAGCACCACAAGAGACAGAGATTAGTTCTTATATTATTGGCGGTGTGAAAAAAGATGTAAGTGAAGATACATTTTCAGGGATGAGTTTATGATTACAATTTATGGAAAAACACAATGCGGTTATTGTGACGCCGCTAAAAGGTTATGCGAGTCTAGAGGTTTAGATTTTGAATACAAGCAGTTAGATAAAGATTTCACAAGAGAAGTTATGGTAGAAGAATTTCCAACTGCCAGAACATTCCCACAGATTGTTGTTAGTGGCAACAAAATAGGTGGGTACGATCAACTAGTCAAGTACATTGAAGATACAAACTACAATGGCACTGGACATTCACTATAAAGGATAATATATGTTAATAGAAGCACAATACAAAGTAGGTGATGTAATAAGTATCAAACTTTCTTCAGGTGAAGAAATGATTGCACGTTTTGAAGATGAAAACGATGATGTAGTTACAGTTGTTAAACCTTACATTTTAATTGCAGCACAGAACGGAATGGCATTAGCGCCATATATGTTTACAATTGCACCGGATACTAAAGTAAAATTAAAGATAAATAATGTTATATGCGTAGTTAAGTCAGCAAAAGATGCCAGCGATATGTATATTAAACAAAGTACAGGAATAGCTCTTGCCACAAGTTCATAGAAATGGAGATTCACGTAGTTGCGGTGCAAGTACAACTGCATCAAACAACTCTAACGTGTTTGTAAACAACCAACCAATCAGTGTTAGCGGTGATCCAAATACGCATGGCGGTGGCAACTTAAATGCATCCAACAATAAAGTCAAGGTTGGTGGAATCCTAGTTGTCCTTAACGGCAACGGTGCTGAACCAGATTCATTATGTCCATTACCGGGCGGAGCTCATTGCGGTCCTTCTGCAACTAGTGGTAGTCCAGATGTGGAAATAGGGGCATAGTATGAGCGACTTCCTAGAGCCAATAAAAGATGCAAGTGATTATCTTAACTCAACTAAAATAGATATACCTACAGGTAAGTTTGATGTAGACCCAGAATCAGGCACTGTAACCCCTCAAACACAAGCGTACAGCTTGAAAGAAATCATTTGTAGCCTATTAGCAGGAAATGGTATAAAACTACCTAATTTACAAGTATGTTTAAAAATTAACATAGGTAGACTAATACCCGAAATACCCGCAGGCTTAGAAGATTTACAAGATGCGTTAAGTGGTGCCGAAAAAGCACTAGATGATTTTACTGCACATACAAATATTGACAATGCATTAGGTAGACTAAATGCAGCAATGTCAGAATTTGCCGCAATTGCTAATATGATTAACTTTTGTGGAACACCAGTAGTACCAAAAGCTATACCAAATGTATTAAAAGATGCAATGGGAAGTTTCACAGGCGCAGGTAAAAGTATATTAGATACACTAGGCACTATGGCGGATAGTGATATAGGTGGATGTATAGGAGCAGATGGAAAATTTACTCCAGATTTATTTACAGGCGGATTGTTACAACAATTAGGTGCTAATATCAATAACCTACTTGGAATGCCAGCTTCAGTAAAAGCACAAATCATTGGTGATTTAAATAAATTTAAATCAGACATAGAAAACCTTATAACATTTGAAAATAACTTTAAAGGAACTAGCTCAACAGGCGGCAGCTTATTTGCACCAACTGATAGAATAAACACTGGAGTAGGAGTTGCGATTCCAGAAGATTTAACACTAGCAAAGAGTCAACAATATGCAAGTAATTTACAAGCATTGTTTAATAGTTTAAAAGGTTATCCAGTTGACGATCAAGGAAACAATATTTTTTATTACTTACTTGAACCAGAATTATTAGCAAAGTTAGAAAATGACGGAGATCCTAGCATACAGTTAGTAGGACGAGAACCAGTTTATGATCATTGTGGTAGAGTAATTGATTGGACTGCATCAACATTACAAGCAGTACAACAGAAAAGTATAGGTGCCGCAGCACAAAATACTACACAACCTGGCATAACTGGATTAGCAGAAAGTGGAATAGTAATTACATCACCGCCAGCAACTACAACAAACTTAAACACATCTACTTCCATAATGAAAACAGTACCTAGCAGTTCAATAGGCAAAAGCGGCGATAAAAAAGGTGACATTGCAACAGATAATAACTATATATACATAGCTAACGCAGATTTTGATGGATCTACCGCTATTTGGCTTAGAGCTTCGTTATCTTCTTGGTAAATCACAAAAAACAAGACATTTCGGTTGACAAAACCTTATCTTACTAGTATAGTAGTACTTAATAAGCATAAAATCTTATTATAAAACAATTAAACATATTAACATGGTAAAAAAATGAGAGCAACAGAATACAAGGATGGAATAAAACGCATCAAAGCTAAGATTGAAGTTCCTATGAGTGAACTTGATGTAGGCAATTATATACTAAGTGCTCTTACAAGCAACGCAGTTAATTTGACACAGATACAAAGACTTAATAAGCGTGAATTATTACAATTAGCGAAAAATGAAGTCAAAGAAAAAGGTATTAAATCTATTTCATTAGAATCTGTAGACAACGACACTAATGTTATTGTAAGAAACTATATAAAGCAAATGTTTCCAGAACTACAATAATGGGATACGATTATTACGATAAAGATGCAGTCTTTAATTCGTATATAAAAGATCTGGCTTTAGAGGAAACTTTAGAGTTTGACCCTCCAATCAAAGAAGGGACACTAGGACACGATATTTTTGATAAAGTAGTGCAATTACATGAGCAAGTTACTGAGTCATAAATAAAAGGGTAATAAAATTATGCCGGTATAGCTCAGTTGGTAGAGCAACTGATTTGTAATCAGTAGGTCGAGTGTTCGAATCATTCTACCGGCACCATATAAAAAGAGAATATAAAATACGAGAGAGAGGCACAGGACGCCCAACTGTAACAAGTTGTAATCGGAAATACAAATAGACAGAATAAAAAAGAAAGATATATAAATGAAACTTAGAAATGAGATGTTAAAAACAGCTATACAACACG